TACGCAGGCCTGGGTGTCGCGAGTGATGAACTCCGATGCGTTCCTCGCGCGGCTGGCAGTTCGCAAAAACGACATCGTGGACCCTGCGCTCACACTCTCAATCGATGAGAAACTCCGCGCACTAGCCTCCAAATCCCTCGACATCGTGATGGAGAAGCTAACTCTCACGCAGTCGGCGGATCTCGGGCTCAAGGCAATGGAGATCGCGACGAAGTCGCTTGGCTATGGTGCGCGACAGCAGAACCTCAACGTCCAGCAAAATTTCGTTGTGGCTTTGCCTGCAAAATCCCAAGATGCCGACATGTGGGCAGCCTCCCACGGACCCCGGGGGGTGGTTTTGGGAGTCGCCCCCCTCGAAGTCGCTGTTTCCTGTGGGGTAGGAGTTTAAAATGCTTGTCAAACGCCCGGTTCGGTACTCGGACGGAGTTCCCGATTCCAGCCTATTCGCGGACGGCGAAGCCTCTCCAATCGTCATCGACATCCAGACAGGCTTTGCCTATTATCTAAGCTCAACCAACGAGGTAACTGCTATCGTGTCCCCACTTCAACTTCTCGGTCGCGGCGACCTGGTTACAGATGCTTGGGGAGTGCAAAAAGTCTCCCTCCCGCTTAGCCTATTCCACGGGGTCTGGACGTTTGACGTGCCGAGCTCGATGTGGTTCCTGTATGAAAACGGAGTGCAGGTCTACTCCAGCGCCACGATCACCTCCGTCGGCGGGGTCGCGAAGCTCCTCACTACTTCACTCAAAACCGCAGTGTTACTCGAGTCCCGGGGGACACCTCGCTACCAGCCAAACCGCGGGGGACTGTTCTCAATGGCAGGCTGGTTCCCCTCGAAACTCGCCGGAGGGGTTAGGGACTTCGGGTTGTTTACGACTGAGAATGGTGTGTTCTTCCGACTGAAGTCCGATGGCAATCTCTATGCAGTTCTCCGCCGGGCAGGGGTTGAGGTGTTGGAGCAGCTTATCGACACTTCCGGACTCACCGGCTTTGATGTGGAAAAGAACAACATCTACGACATTCAGTTCCAGTGGCGGTCCGCAGGGAACTACAATTTCTTCATCGGCGACCCTGACAAAGGCGTTTCGATTCTTGTCCATCAGTTCAAACTCCTCGGAACATTAACCTCCGCGTCACTTGAAGATCCCGCCCTCCCCGCAGCATTCAAAGCCACTCGCGTGACAGCGGATGTCGAAATGCGCGTCGCCTGCGCGGACATCACCACTGAAAACGGAATGCCCACGATTTATCAGTACGAATCGAACTTCTCCGAGGCTGTTCCGGTTACGGGTACTAACATCCCAGTCCTTATCACAGCAAATCCGCTTCAAATCAACGGTAAGACCAACACCCGCGAACTCCAGCTCGCACGGATAAGCGTGACCTGTAGTAAAAAAGCGGTGTTTAAGGTCTGGGCTACCCGCGATCCAGCAGCAATTACTGGCGAAACTCTTATCACGATTAACTCCGGATCCTTTGTCCAGACGGATTCCCCGAACAAAGCAGCTGGCGCAGTCCGGGCCACCGCCCTCACAACCGCTTCCTGCCGCAATATCACTGCCGTTCCTGTGGAAGCCGCCATTGCCCGCGAAGTAAACAATCCCCTTCTCGAGCGTATAAACTTCTCCCTCGTGCGCGGGGACTATCTCGTCGTAACCTGCACCGCCTCCACAGCGACCGCCGATTGCGTGGTCGAGTGGGGGGAAAGCATCTAATGGCTGACATCGCAGCGGAGCAGGTTGTCCTCTGGCAGCCGCAGCCCGGACCGCAAACCGCACTTCTTGCCTGTCCGGTGTTTGAGGTGCTTTACGGTGGGGCTCGCGGAGGCGGGAAAACCGAATCCTCCATCGGGGATTGGCTCCAGCACTCTTCCGCTTACGGGGAAGGCGCGATTGGAGTGTTTTTCCGGCGGAAACTCGTGCAGCTCGCTGAGGTAATTGCGCGGACGAAACAAATCTTCCCAAAACTCGGGGCAAAGTACAATGAGCAGAAAAAAGAATGGCTTATGGCCAATGGCGCACGGCTTAAGTTCGCTTATCTTGAGCGGGATAGTGACGCTGAGGAGTATCAAGGCCACTCTTACACACGGATTTACATTGAGGAGCTCACAAACTTCCCGCTCCCATCCCCCATTGACAGGCTCCGTGCTACTCTACGTTCTGGTGCTGGTGTGCCTTGCGGGATGCGCCTTACTGCTAACCCTGGCGGCCCCGGACATAACTGGGTGAAGAAGCGGTATATCGATCCGAATCCCGCAGGCTTTGAGATTATCACCGAGGGCACTGAGGTCGAGTTCGACGGGGTGAAACAATACGTCACCCTTTCCCGGGTCTTCATCCCCTCAAAAATCGGGGACAATGTGCTCTTAATGAGAAACGATCCGACGTACATCCTACGCCTTCGCCAGTCGGGCTCAGAAGCCCTTGTCAAAGCCTGGCTCGAAGGGAACTGGGACATCGTTGACGGAGCGTTTTTCGATGAATGGGATGAAAGCATCCACGTCCTTGACGATGCGACCTTCGCCCCAATCCTCGCAAACCCTGGCGTCCTCCGTTTCCGCGCGTTTGACTGGGGCTCGGCCCGCCCGTTTTCTGTCGGCTGGTATGCCATGCTCGACCGCGACTATCCTTACCGTGACCGCATCCTCCCCAAAGGTGCGCTTGTCAAGTACCGCGAATGGTACGGCGCAACAGGCCCGAACAAGGGCTTGAAAATGACTGCGGATCTCGTTGCGCAAGGTATTGTCCAGCGGGAAAAGGGCGAGCGCATTCGCTACGGCACTGCCGACCCCGCAATCTTCATCCGGGACGGAGGACCTTCCATCGGGGAAACAATGGCGATCCACCGCTGCACTTGGCGCCGGGCGGATAACAAGCGGAAGGCGGGGTGGGAACAGCTCCGCAATCGACTTGTCGGGGAACTCGGCCAGCCGCTTCTGTACTTCTGCGAGTCCTGCGAGGACACGATCCGCACGATCCCGACACTCCAGCACGACTCCAAGGACCCCGAAGACCTCGACACTGAGGCGGAGGACCACGCTGCGGACGAAACTCGCTACGCCGTAATGTCCAGGCCATGGATTCCGCGCGCAGCAGTCCCTAAAGGCAGTGGCTTGCCAAAGCTCCCCTCAGAGCTAACCATCAACGAACTCATCGCAAAAAATCGTCAGCGGCGACTGGCTGACTCCGAACTTTAAAGGTACAAAATGGCACAACTTGGCATTCTTTCCCAGGACTCCGCAACGGTGGCCACGGCCCTGCCGGAAATTCGCGAGTGGCTTAGCGAGATCCGCGACGCGATCAAGCGGGAAAAGGAATGGCGGAAATCCGGCACGAACCTTGTCTCCGTCTACGAATGCGCAAAGGCGAAAGAGTACCAGTTCAATATCCTCTACTCCAACACCGAGACTCTTGCCCCCGCACTCTACAACAACCTCCCGCGGCCGGTTGTCCAGCGTCGGTTCAAGGATGAAAGTCCTATTGGCAAAGCCGCTTCGCAGGTCGTGCAGCGTTCGCTTGAATTCCTTCTCGACAACGACCTCGACGACTCCACGACTTTCGACGACTTGATGACGCAAAGCGTGCTGGAAGCCCTCGTCCCCGGCCGCGGTGTGGTGAGGTTCAAGTACGAAGCCACGATCACCACGCAGGAAAACGAAGCTGCGGCAGACAAAGCCGAAAACGAAGAAGAGGGCGAAGAAGACACTTCCACTCCCGAACCCGTTTCCAGTGTCGACTTCGAAACCGTTTGCGGCGAACTCGTACCTTGGAACCGCTTCCTCCACGGCTATGCGAAGCAGTGGAAGGCAGTCCCCTGGATCGCGTTCGAGCACTTCATGACCCGGGAGGAGCTGGAAAAGAACTTCGGAGCGGAGGGGGTTAATGTCCCGCTTAACATCTCCGGAAAATCCCAAGAATCCATGAGTGATGAGGAGAACTCCTCCACGAAACTCGAAGATGCTGAAGGAGCAGAACTCGCGCAGGTGTATGAGATCTGGGACAAGGATGACCGGAAGGTTTACTTCATCGCCCCGAGCTGGCCGCAGGCCTATCTCCGGGAACTTGAAGACCCCTTGAAACTAAGCGGTTTCTACCCCATCGCTCGCCCGCTTTCCTTCTTCGCCAAAATCAATTCCCTCGTCCCAGTCCCCTTGTACTTCGCTTACGAAGAGCAGGCGAAGGAACTCAACCGCATCACAGTTCGGATTAACAAGATCATTTCAGCCTTGAAAGTCCGTGGTTTCTACGACTCGACGCTTGAAGGTATTGAGAAAGTCCTCTCCGCGGAAGACAACACCCTGATCCCAGCTGAAAACGTAGCCGCGATGCAGCAGGGACAGACACTTGACAAAGCGATCTGGCTGATGCCGTTGCAGGAACTCATAACTGTCCTGCAGCAACTCTACGTCCAACGCCAGCAGATCAAGCAAGTGATCTCCGAAATCACAGGGATCTCGGACATCCTTCGCGGCGCGAGCCAGGCCTCGGAAACCGCCACTGCCCAAAACATCAAAAATCAGTGGGGTACACTC